GGAGATAATATTTCTCCTATTAGTTGATCCTCATTTTCAGGGTTAGATTTTAATCCTGTAGTTTGGGTAAACCATTTATCAAAAGCTGGTCTACCCCACTCTTTAGCTGTATCCTCAAAAGCATCTTTTAATAAAACACTAGTAGGACTAGCTGTATTTTCAGCTAGAAAAGATGTAGCTGCAGAACCAAGACTAATAAGATCAGCGGGAATACCCAATGTACCTGTTAGTAAACCTGTTCCTGTAGCTTTAGCTTTTTCTATTATCTCATCTTTTTCTCTAAACTGAGGAAGTACTTCTTTCTTAATTCTATCAAAAGAAAATATATCAGACATACTCTCGTCTTTGTTCTCTTCAGCAGACTTAGCAAGTCCTTCTTTAAAAGAATCAGGAGTTAATAGGTTATTCATTTGTTCATATAAACTAGCCATTATTTGCGTTTACTATATCCCTAAGTTTTTTTAGTTTGCGTAGTAATGTTACAGCACCTTGTGCCCTATGCATTATAATAATATCGTCTGCTTGTTCTAACAACTTATGCTGTTGACTTATTAAGTAATCAACATAACTATTGAGGCTGTTGACTAATTGGAGGTTGCTGACTAGAGGCTTGAGGTTGCTGAGTATTTGCTTGTGGTTGTGGTTGTTGCTGTTGTTGTCCATTCTGAGGTGTTCCTGTAAATCCTTGTTCTCCCGGAGTTGGTGCTACTCCTGTTCCTATTGTACCACCACCAGCACCTGTAGGGTCCATTGGGTCTGCTCCTGCAGGTGGCTTTTGTTGACTGTCTAGGGGTGCTTGGAATTGCTTCATAAGTTCAGCTTGTAGTGCAGCCTCATCCATATTATTTGTAACCTTGTCAGGGTCTAAGTCCATTGATTTTGCAATCTCTCTGATAACATATTGAAATTTAGCAAAAGGTGCAAGAGCTGGATTAGATGCAACTTGTAAGAATTGCATAAGTCTTTGACTACGTACTTCATTAGCCATCAAGCTTTCTGTACCTCTAGCCTTAACTTCTAGATCACCTTTAATACTAGGATCAAAATCAAACTGCATATTAAATCTAAATAATCCTTCACCTAAAGGCTTTAGTAAATAATCATCTACATTCTTTATAACAGTTTTAATGCTACCACTAGCTGCGTTCATTAGCATTGATATACCAGATGCAGTTCTACCTACACCAGATACTCCAGTCTGCCCATGTGAGAAAGAAGGTAATCCTGTACTCTCATCAGCAAGCTGTCTAGCTTTGTCAAATAGCTGTAAGTTTTCTTGAGATACGTTGGGGAACTTAGTGCCAAAGATAGCTTGACCCGGAGCACCCCCTTGTCTTCTAAAAACTTTTCCCGGATAAACAGATAAGTCTTGTCCGGGAACTAGGTTAGTTTCATCTACTTCTATAAGTAAGTTTCCTGATAACACAGCATTATCCACAGACATTCTCATAAAACCATTCATAAGTGTTTGTGTATCATCCATGTTTTCAGCTATACCTACTCCAAAGAAAGAGTAAGGGTTTAACTCATAGGGTGCCGCCATATAAGGGATTCTTGTAGGCTTGAACGGATTAAGAACCATTCTCAATAATTTGCCATTACATATCCATACGTTGACTTGTATTTCATCTAACTTTTGTAATTCTTTTGGTATATCTACATTCTGATTCTCTAGCATACCTACGTCACACATACCCCAATACTCAAGAACTTCAAATCTTTCAATACCGTGTTCTGGTGCATAGTCTGACAAGTCATCTTCCCAAGACTCTTTTGTGTAGTTCTCACCTTCTGAGATAGCCTCTTCAATAACTTGAGCACGAAAGTGTGGTCTCTTCTTTAAGGCTCTTAACTGAGAACGAGATAGCTTGTGTCTTTCTATAACATACTGTGCTTCATCCATATTATTTGCATCAGGATCTGGGTAGAAGTTCCAAACGGATACATGAGATACTTGAGGTACAGTTTTTATAGTAGGATCATATTCGCCTTCGTCACCCCAACTAGGGTATTCTTTATCTACAGCAAAAGGTCCTTTCATTACACCTGTACCAAAAAGAGCCATTTCAAATGCTGTACTACGTAAGTGTTTACTTGCACCTGATTCTTCTAATTGATCGTGTATTTTCTTTTCCATGCTTTTAGCTGCTATCATCGCAGGACTAAAAGTTATCGCTGAAGGAGTTTTGCCAACTTCTGCTTTAAGGTTTTCAACATCTTTAAGCTTTTCTTCCAAAGGACCAAGCATACCCGCCAAGCTTTTGGCAGTTGCTCCTTTAGGCAATTCCTTACCATCACCCTTAAACCCATAAGGAGAGGATGATAAATTAGTGCTTCCACGCAATTCTTCAGGTTCTTTTGGATCAAAGCTAACATCTTTTATTACTCCTTCTGGAAGTTCTGTAGCATCCACACTTAGGGGAAACTTATTATTAGAAAACAATACATCTACAATTTGTCCATAGGCTGCTAATGTTTTAGTTTTAGTTACTTTAATGAATACTCTTGATTTTTCTGCTTCTGTGAATTGAACATCAGAACCATACAAACCTCTATAGTTTCTATAAGCTCTTAACCATCTCTGCTCATCTTGCTCTCTGTAGTCATCAGCACGATTGTACCGTTCCATCACAAATGGTATTATGTTACTAGTATTAATATCCGTAACAACGGTATCGTCAGAGTCTTCTAAAGAGATTGCTTCACTCTCTACTATTATTTCATCTTCATCCATATTGTATCCTTAATATCCAAAGGTAGCATCAGCTACAGGCATAGAGTTTCGTGGAGCACCGTGAGGGTCATAGTCAAATAGACTAAATCTTGGTCTTGACATTATACCATATCTTAACGCATCATACAAGTGATCTTCTGAAAGCGTGTCCACATCTTCTGGATTCTTTTTGTCCAAGGGGATGGATGGTAACTGTGCTGTAGTGTTCGTGCAATTATTAAAGAAAACAATTCTCGGCTCCTCTGTAAATTCATCTACTTGTAAACGTCTGTGTATTTCATTCTTTCCTGCTATACGACTGCCTTTACTTCTATCTGAAGGTCTCCAACGACACCCTCTCATAATCATTTGTTCTGCTAAAGAAGGTCCTGTGTCTCCACGTTTATGCCATAAGGAGCTATCTAATACTCCATATCTCATACCACCATCATCTCGTTCTGCTTCTAGTATCATATCTGCCAAATCTGTGGCAAGGACTTTTCCAACATACAACTCTCTGTATACAATGATTTGTTCAGATGGCGATACAGCAAACCAAAGAACACCAGACTTACTACCATAACCATAGTCACAAGCCCTAAACTTAACCCAATTACTAGGTATCCTATAAGGCTCAACAACGTGGATATTCCTATCAAACTCAGTAAAAGCAGCCCCTTCCTTAATATCCCAATCGCCATCAAGTAACTGCCTCCTCTGCTGTTCAGGGAGGGATAATAGCATTGCCTCATAATCCCCTTGCTCTGCAAGGTAAGGATTGTCTGATAATCGTGCAGGGATAAATCTCCTTTTAAATAATGATCTACCAGCTTTTGCATGTCCGGTGGGGTATCTAAGTACTTCTGTTGTCTCAATATCGGTGGCATCAAATTGGCTTCCATACGGTGCTGGGTCTATAAACATCTTCTTAACCCAATGATGACCTCTACCACCGGGGTTTGTTGTTGCTCTCATAAAAATTGGTAAGTCTTTTGCAACCGACCTCAATCTTGAACGCATATAGTTCCATGCATATGGTGTTGCCCATTGTGTCAATTCATCAAAGCCTATCCAACTAAAAGCTAAACCTTGATAACGTAACACATCGTCATCTCTATCTAAGTAAGACATCCACAACCTTGCACCTGATGGTGCTACCCACTGCATCTTTCTTTCTGACCATTTAATTCCCGGATATATTTTAGGATATATCTCTTGGGATTTAAACACTAACTCTCTTAATTCTTCAGTTGTGTGTCTTAGTAATAACCCACTAAATGACGGATGTGTCATATACCTTAATGGGTCTGCAAGCATGGCATAAGATTTACCACCCCCTGCTGAACCTCCATATAAAACCTCACGTTCTCCTGCTGCAAGAAACTCTGTCTGAGGTCCGTCATTTGGTTTAAATATAACATTGTGTCTTTGCTCAATAGGTAGTTCTGTTATATTTTCAACTTCTTGGACATTAGACTGAGGAGCTAACTTTTGCTCCGGTTCTTTCTTCTTCAATTTCTTTCGCCTTGGAGAGTGCCGCTTCTGCATACTCTGCCCACTTGCGTAAGCTTCTAGCTTGGTTCTTACGTCTTCTTTCATTCTGTAACCTCTTCCTTAGTCCTACGTGTGAAATGTATCTATTAGTTTTGACACTTAGCCAATTTGCTACTTGGCGAAATGAGTATTGTTTAACATAACCTCGTGCCATCTCTAGTTTGTCTAGTTCATCTGTTATAGGGTCTAATATGTCAGGGTCTTCTTTACTTTGTACATAACCAAAGGGTACTGTTCTAGCTATGCGTGGTATCTTAATCCACTGATCTTCTTCTTTTAAATCTGTAGGCTGAGGTAATTCCCACGTTCCTATACTTCTACTAGTCATCGTCTTTTTGTATATTTTTAACTGGCATTAGCATGACACCACCTGTAGACTCAACTTGCATCTTCTCAGTCTTAACTAAACCTGTTCTGTCTAACAACTCTTTTGCTGCAGTCATCTTTTCTCTCATGCCAAGTTCTGTAGGATCACTGATACCACTAACCATTGCAACAGCAGCTCTTGGAGCATTACGTGCCATGTACATCTGAGTAGCATCTAGAACCTCATCCTTGATGCCTCTGACGATGTCTGACGTAGAACTGGTAGGTGCATAGCCTGCAAGTAACTTCGCCTGTGTAACATCCCCATTTGCCTCGTCAAACAGTACGTCTAAAAACTTCTGTTGTTTATCTGTTAGTTCTTTTGCCATTACTTTGCTCTTTTCTTTTTTACTACAGGAATCTTACCTGCTACTATTTTAGTAATAGGACTTTTTTTCTTTTTATTAACAAATGCAACAATCTGACTTTTTTTAAGACTAGGATACATCTTAGCTATAGCCGCAATCATTTTATTATCAGATGCTGACATTAGCTCTTCTTCTTTGTGTTATTTGTAGCATTAAGAACCATGCCACCTGCACGATAGTCATTGCTACCTTTGTTATTTTTAGTACCCATACCACCACTCATCATTTTTTGTTTAGTAGACATGCCACCATAAGACATTTTCATTTTTTTAGTTGGTGTGCCACCATAGGACATCTTATTAGGTTTATTCATATCATTCATTATACAGGTACTCCTAGTTTACTTATACGTGCTATAAGCCTATCTGCTCTCGCAGTTGTTTGCTTATACCATCTACTGTCTTGCATCTCATCTGCTGCACGTTGCCAATCATCATCTTTAACTGCAGCAATAAAATTCTTAAATTTAGATAGTCTTGGTCTGCCTAATTGAAAACACATATTAGCTATTACTAATTGAGCTTCCTCTGGTAAATTGTTAAAGTCATTAAACAAAATTTTACAATCTTTTATTGTAACCTCAATGTCTCTAGAAAACCAATCATCCACTTGTTGATGTGGTATCTTTGTTCCTATAGCACCTGCATATACTTCTTCATCCCACTCAGTAATTAGGTGTCCTATACCCCCTGTTAAATGTCCAAGAGAACATCTGTATGTTTTATACTTAACACCTTCGTCTTCTGCTATCTCATCTTGCAGTTTAATTAGATTCATTTTTTGCCTATAATCTTCATAGCTTGACCAGCACCTTTAATTCCAAAAGATGCACTTATGGCTATGAATAAAAGATACTGATACCACTCAGGTAACGTATTTAATACTTCAAAGCCTACTCTTACGTACTCAGTCATGCTAGGTATAAAGACTAGTATAGCAGGTAATAATAGAACAATCAAGGCAAATTCATCTTTCCACGAATTATCTGTAGAGTCAGCCATAGACTGTTCCCATGCTACTTCTCCTGTGGCTACTTTCTCAGCTACAACTGCTTTAGCTCTAGCTTGTGCTACCTTAGCCTGTCCATCTGCTTTAACCTTTTCAACCTTACTGCTCATCCAACTAGATGCTAGATTTGCTATAGGTCCTATAAGAGCACCAAACATTGACTATCTCCCTTGTTTTTTACGCAACGCTTGTACGTGTTTATGGTATAGCCAATTACCAATCTTTAAGAATGGTTTAGCTAAGTCCAAGTATATCAAGTATGTGTTTAGTTTCATCTGAATCTCGCTGTTTTCTTTGCAATCTTTTTTGGCTGTTTAGATACTTGTTTACCTGCTGCACTTGCTTTACGCTTAGCAGCTGAACTGGCGGCATATTCTGTGTCTGATATATTCTGTATCGCCCGTTTGGGCAAATATCTTTCGCCAGTAGCATTTTTCCCTTGTATGGAATTTTTACCACTCTTAGTTCCCCAGTCCTGTTTAGTCCAATTAGCTAGTGACTTTTGTGATGGTTTCATAGGCTTCCTTAATCTCTTCTATTGTTCTATTACATCCTATACAGATATTATCTTGTAGTTTACAAACCCCTATACACGGACTCACTTAGCTATATCTCTTAGGCTCTGCATTACATCATCTATGTTAGGCTCAGAACCACCCGGATTGTATATACACTGATACTGTCTAGGGCATCCTATTATCTTATCTGTAAACTCTATCTCAAATGTTCTACCTGCTCCTTGGTATATACAAGCTAGTCCATTTTTATAGTGTATCATCTTTTTGCGTAAACATCTAGTGTACTTAGGTTCTATTATTTTACCTTGGTGTATTTTTTGTTGTCTTGTATATTCTTTTGCAAAAGACTTTTTAGAAAATATACTTACTAACAATAATAAAAAACCACCTATTACAAGAACTAAAAATATCCATCCAATTCCTTCGCCTATCTGTTTTCTTAACTGCTGTTGTTTATATATTGTAGCTTGTCTTTCCTTACGTATCTGACCTTCCATCTCTAGTAGCTCATCGTAAGCCTGTGGTCCTTGAGTCATGTTTAAGTACATCTTGAGTTCATACCTTTGTTCTTCTAGTTTCTTTTTAGCAGCATAGGCTTGTAAAGCCATTGTTTCAATACTTCCACCACCAAAGACTTTGCCAAACACTCCCGGATTCTTAGCTTGCTTCTGTGCGTTGTCCACATCTGAAGCTGCTCCCATCCAACGACTTACATCTCCTGACATCTGCTCTAAATCTCTACCGACTGCAAAACCTTGTTTGATTGCACTAAATGCTTTAGATGCTACTCCAACTGCAATGCTTATAGTCAATGGGTCCATTAGTTTTTCCTTATAGGTTTGCAGTATGCAGTTATCTGTAAATTAGCTCCTTGCTTCTGTGGTATAGACGGTTGCCTATGTAGTCGTTCTGCAAAGTATAAACATCTATCTATATCTTTAAATGTTTGAGTTTGGTCTATAATTCTTAATCCCATCATAAACACAAGTACAAACTCAATCATTACCTTTTTCTGCTACAGTCTCTTCGTGACAGGCACAGGTACATTCTTCACAATCACATTCATAGCACTCACATGTATCACACTTTTCTTTTTGCATTTTCATGTTTCCTCTTTAATTGTTCTTTTGCTGCTTTAGCTAACTTAACTACTTCAGTTTTACCCATAACCTTTGCTCTTTGTTCCATAACAGTTAGTATCTGTATTTTCCTAGCATATGGCTTATTAACTTTTTTAACTTTTGCTATAGTCTCTTTAGCATCTGCCACGGTAGCAAACTTAATGCTAACAGTGTCTTTAGGGTTTTCATCTGTATAAAGCCTTCTGTCTGAACCTTTAGGTTTTTTACCTGTGCCTACTTTAGGGTCTGGTTTCTTCTTAGCCATTACCCTCGGTATCCTCCACCTTTTGCTTTGTAGGCTTTGGCAACCATTTGTGCTTTTCTGGCTGACCATTGACCGGGAGAACCT